ACTACGACGAGACAGGCCGGTCACGCGGCCCTTCGACACTGCCACCCTCACCCAAGGCTCGCTGGTGGCTGCTCACTATCCCCGAGGATGACTGGAACCCCCCCGCTGACCTTCCAGCCGGCGTCGCTCACCTCAAGGGCCAGCTCGAGTCCGGAGCCGAAGGAGGATACCGACATTGGCAGGTCATGGTCTCCTTCACCACTCAGGTCCGACTACCGGCCGTCAAGGCCCTATTCTCAAGAACAGCCCACTGCGAACCAAGCCGCTCAGACGCTGTGGACAAGTACGTCTGGAAGGAGGACACCCGAGTTCCTGGAACACAGTTCGAGCTGGGACGAGCTCCTGTCAAGCTCAACTCCAAGCCCGACTGGGACGCAATATGGGACGCCGCCAAGGCGGGCAACATCGAAGCCATTCCTGCTGGTATACGAGTACGAAGTTACGCAAACCTGCGCCGCATCCGCTCAGATCATGCTGTGGCACTTCCGGTCGAACGCTCATGCCGGGTGTTTGTGGGACCGACTGGAACTGGAAAGTCTCATCGAGCCTGGTCAGAAGCCGGTATGGACGCTTATCCTAAGGACCCTCGAACCAAGTTTTGGGACGGTTACCGGGATCAGCTTCACGTTGTCATTGATGAATTTCGAGGAGGTATCGACATCGCGCATCTGCTCCGCTGGCTCGATCGTTACCCGGTCAACGTGGAAATCAAGGGAGCCTCTATGCCACTAGCGGCAAAAGGGATTTGGATCACCAGCAATCTGGCACCAAATCTCTGGTACCCCGCACCACAGCACACAGCCACACTGTACCACCCGGGTATCCGGTACTGGTCAAAGTGTTGTGCTGAGTAGCAACGGTCTTATCAAACATCTTATTGACCGCTACGGAATAATTGATACACTGCACAGCACCAAAGGACATGTGATACTCCTTCCGGCGGAGTAACTTGAACGTATTTCGCCACGACCGAACGGTGGTTGGCTCCTGACCGTACACGGCAAAAGTCGGCACGCCAGTTGTGCCGGGGCCGGTCGATGAATCACTCTGATTTGGCTGGGTGGCGGTGCTCTGACCCAGCGCGGTCTCAGAGAGAAATGAGGTCCACCGGTCAAACGGATTACCCTGGTGCGCCTTCTTGCTAAGCACCCAATAGAGAACAACAACACAGGGGGCGTTGCTGGTGTTGGCCATCATGAACTTGGTCCGAACCGAGCGACACATGATACGGTCCTGACTAGGAGCGAGAATAGACCCAAAGATACCGCTACCCGTATTGGCCTGATAAGGGTTCATTGCAAACACATCATCCTTGAACTGAGTGCCGTTGGGCACAGCTGTATCAACAACCAGCTGACTAATAGTATTATGGCCCAAGAGGACACCGGCACCCTGAAGACCGAGTCCGGCTACAATACGACCATTATTTTGCTGAGTATACACCCAGCGGCCGAGGCTCTTCATGCCCTTGACTGGGGAAGCTAGACGGAGACTGACTGAGCCGTGGGAGATGCTCTGAGGGTCGACGGACATGGGGGCGGCGCTCGAGGGTCGGGTGGAAGACTTGGGGCGGCTCTTGCTGCGGGTACGGCTGGTACTGCGAGCTAGACTGCGGCCCCGACTGATAGCACTGCGCACTCTCTTCACCCCCCTCCAGACACCCCGGGCAACACTCACTGCAGCGCCTGCACGCCTGGCCCATCCTACACTGCGGCTACGTCGTCTGACTAGGGTCCCTGGCATGTGATAGGTCAGCTGATGTCGCGATGAGAGAGAAAGAGCGGAACAACACTGCTGCGCCACATGAGCCCGTGTCGCGTGATCCGGGCTCTATTCGCCGCACTAAAAGTATAAAGCGAGACGCTGTCTCGCTGTCTCGTCGTGTAGTAAGTAAC